AACGGTTAATGTCGGACACAAGTATAGAGTTTTGCACTGAGGGTACGTTAGTCCCTGTCAACTCCAACGCCCTAGTTACTAGAGAGGTTGATGCGTCCCAGTAGTATATACGACTGCCACGATGCCCAAAGATCAGGTCTTCCCCAAAATTCTGCTGTGACCATATACGTAGTATTTCTTGGCTAGTTTCACCAGTGCCAAAGAGAGATGCACCCCAAGCGCCAGCACCCCAACCAGACAACTCTGTAGAAGTATCTGTGCCTGTGTTAAGCTGGTAAGCCCCCACAGTAGCACTGCCGCCAGTACCAGTGTCTGAGGACGTAGAAGCTATGTTGCTAAACGTGATGGTGGTGTTGCTAAAAGTCTTTGCAAGTATCGTGTATGTAGCGTCTGTTTCTACGGAAACTATTTCGTATTCTAAGTTTAACACAGCAGGGGAGAAGTTCCCTCCAAGTGCGGCTGCGTCTGTATATGTTACAAAGTCGCCATTCCCAGCCCCGTGACCCGCATCGGTAACCAGAATAGTAAAACAAGTTACACCTGCGCTATTGCTATGTGTAGCCGCTGTAGTGTTAGTAGCCACGTCATTGACGAGTTTAGCCGCTCCGCGAGAGCAGCCTGTTAAGGTGTTATCAGTAATGCCTGTGTAAGATATAACTTCGCTATCAATCAAGATCAGTCCTACCAAAGGAAACCCTGTGGCGTCTGTGATTGGGATAGTAGTTGCGGTCGTAGAAGTAATCGCTGCACTTAACGTAGTAACAGATGCACTAAACGTAACCTCACCTGCACTGGTTGTGCTTCTAAGCGGAGTTATGTCGTTAAATGTACCGCCGTTTTCAATGTAAAATTTTATATTAGTGCCCACGCCGATAAGGTTCTGCCCCCCTAGCGTAATCCAGTTCCAGAGAGACCGTGCAACACCTAGAAACTTTACAGTGTTTAGTCGTGTCCAGCCGCCAATCTTTTCAGGGGTGCCCTGCCTAAAACGGACGTTATTGCACTCGTACCAACCACCTTCGCTGGTGTATCTAGTATTCTCGCGGTTAACACCGGCTTTTAACAGGATTTTTTTAAGGGGCATGTTACACCATCAGTTCAAAATGTGGGCCGTCTATGAATGGTCTGCGACCTTGAGTTCTACGTTCGTCAATGTAGCTGTTCATGGCATCTTCCATAGTCCCACCGTGAAACTGTGCTATATTTGAAATTGTCCAAGCCGCGCCCCACCTGATGGGAACGTCCACTTCTCTTGCAGCGTCGGCCATCGCATCTGCAATATCGTCATACAGATTGAGTTCCCACGAAGCTCTTGGTCCAATATACGCCATTAGGTCAACGGCATACCCTTGAAGGTGCTTAGACTTCATCGTTTGGCTTGCGCCCTTAGCAACAAGGTCTTGCTGCTCTTCTAGTGTTCTCATTCCGCATATAACGCCAAAGTCGATCTTTGTTTTGTGAATGGCTGATTTAACAACTGCAACAAGCCTTGGGTCTAAACCCTCTAGCTTGGCTTCGCTCCGTGAACTTAGTTTAAAAGTCATTTTTGTATCCTTACGCTTAAACAAACAACAGTCATGTTAGTGTGTGTGACTAGAATTTCTGCCCTTTGCCTATACTGTTCACATACCGTCTTACTATCAAAGCTGTCTAATTGATAGTATTCTAATGGCATCCCCGTAATCAACTGTATCCACACCAATACCCACACTATTTACTTACCTTTTTCACCTTCTCAAAACTTCGCATTCCAGCTAAACCAAGCATTCCTGTTAGAATTGGCATCATCACAGACATCTCAGCTTGTGGAATTATAAACCCAAACCCCGCGCAAATGGGGGAGATAAGGAAATTCACCATCAAACCCAGAACACAAACGTAACCACAAAGTGGACGCCAAGACGCCTGAAACCAATTTCCTTTAGCCTCGGCTGTGTTAACGGCTATCTGTGCTAACATCGCTTCCTGCGAATGTCTGTCGGCCATTGTACTAAGGTTATGGGCTAATTCCGCAGCTTTGTCTTTATCCTGTATGAACTTACCAGCAAGCTCGGTCGCTGGACCTATTAAAGCACTAAGTATACTCATTTTTCCACCACCCTTTCGTCATAAGATATTGAAGTTTTTTTGTTGCCAGCCTTTGCAGAGTAGGCATTAAAGCCCATAAACGCAGCGACCACGCCAGATGCTGCAATGACGTACACACTAGCTATATCTGTTATAAGAGAAGCCGCTTTATCAAAACCCAACACAGACGCCAACAGGATAATAAACGGGTAAATCAACATGCCCGCCAGTGCGAATCCCGTGTAACGCCGCTCGGCGTTTCGCTTCAAGTCTTCGTCATCAATACGTTTACGCCTGTCGTCCAACTCAAGCAAAGCCCATTCATTTCTTTCAATGGCCCCGTTTCCGTTCTTATCGACCTTATCGAACTCAGTCATTCAAAACCCCTTGCGTAGTCTGTCGCAATCTTCTTATCTCTGGTTATTATGACAACTTTTCCGTTTTTGTCTAGGATAACCCACTTCCTCACCGCTGGCTGTTTGCCAAGATGGCGGCCCCCCAGATCAAACCGCCAGTACCAACCGCCAGTAACAGACCGATAAATACTACCGATATAAGCCAGAATACCTTGTCACGTTTCTCAGCCTCTTCTTCTAGCGCAAGTTTGTGTCTCTTCCGCGCCTGTGCGGTTTCATAGACAACCATGTCCCAAGTGCCGGGCTCTGCATGAAGTCTGCACATCGACCTTAATTCTTCTAAGGCTTTCTTATGCGCCATCTTAGCTGAAGCGATGGCATACCCTTCTTCTTCAGAGGAAGTAAGGCGTCCTAGTGGGCCTTTGTGACGTCCGCTTTCAGCTAGATGTATTTCGCTCTCAACCTTTGCCAGTTGACCGAAGGCAGGCATAACGCCGTTGATATCTTTTCCAGCTTTTATGGCGGCGCTTATACCGCCTGCTATTTTAGTAACCGCGCCCGCAAGAGCCAATACTTCGATCATGCCCTAACGCTCCATTAGTCGGTCAATTTTTTCCTCAATTCGGTCAAACTTTGTCATAATTTGATTTAAAACCTGCGAGCTATCTAGTTTAGTAACATACTCTTTTGCAATTTCTTCACGAGTCTTATTCAAAAGGATCCGAACACGCCCCAGTTCGTCATGCTGATTCTTGGCCCACCATATGATGAAACCAAAACCAGCCGTTAAACCAACATTCCAGAGCGAAGCCATCTCCATTTATTTAGCACTCCCAGTAGCCGCCGCCTTTTGTTGCAGCACCCATCCCGCGAGATGTACCGCGCTTTAAAGACATAGGAATCTTAGCTTCCGCAGTCTTGCCATAAGGAATACGTCCCTGCTTATCAATCTGAGCGTAAGGAACCGCCTTCGGTGATGGACCCGCAGGGGCCCCGTTTACTCTTACTTTTGCCATCTTACTGTCCTCTTTGCTGTTTTAACAATTCGCGCTGCATTGCACTCTCAATCCGTTTGTCCGTCTGACCCTCTTGGCTCGCAAGCCGCTGCTGGAACTGCTGACCACGCATCTGCTGGTTCTGAGAATCAAGCTGTAACTTCGCCTGATCTACTTGTGCATCCGCCTGTTCTGACTGAGCCTTGATCTCTAGTTCCTTCTCCTTCAACTGTATCAAAGGATCCGGGCCTTCGCCAGATATTTGTCCGGAAAGCTCTTTCGCCTGCTGCATACCCTGCGCAACTAACTGTGCAACCATGCCCTGATACTGCATCTCCATCTGAGCCGGATCCCCACCTTGAGCCTGCGCCTGACCCATCTGAGCCATGGCCTGCTCTTCAGCCTGTATCTTAACATGTTCTAAAACGTGCTTCTGTAACGATACAGCAATAGCAGGCATCTGACCCATCATAGGACTAGAACCAAATACCAAGTGAGCCATAATGTGCGACTGATGATCCTGACCCGTAAACGCATGTAAACGCATCTGGTCTAACACATTGATGTTCTCTTGAGCAGGATCCGTGGGCCGCGGCTCGTTGTCCGGCAGAGACTGCATTAATCTATCAACATCGTTCACGCCCAGCGCTTCATACATGTCACGGTAAACCTCGTGCATGTTATGTATCTCTGGAGCCTGTGTCGCTAACTGCAACTTAGTCTGGGCCAAAGCAATCCGCTGCGCCTGACTAAACACATTCGGATTAGAAACAGGAACCACGTCTACACGACCGTCAAAGTCTGACGCCATGACAGAAGCATCATCGCCCGCAACAGAATAAGGATACTCTTGAGGTAAACTTTCCGACATCACACGAGCAAGTATCTTAAACTCTACACGCATCGCATAATGTAAACGCTTGTGTACCGCGCTCATTACACGGGACCCTTGCTCCAACATAGCAATAGTAGTGCCAACCGCAGCACTCTGATCGCCGTCGCCAACCTTCATGTTCGTAATCGTGGCAAAACGCTGACCAGCATCTACAACAAAACCCAACAGATTAAATAACGTCTGATCCGGTCCCTTGAACGGTAAAGGCATTAAACTATCACGAATAGCACCCCCGGGAGCATCAACATCCCTAAATTCACCCGGCTGTAAAGGATCGTCGTCATCCCTGATCCGCAGTCCGCGGGCTTTGAATCCCGCTGGGAGATTAGATAATGTACCCGCATCAATCAACTGACGCAGTGAAGATGTTGCCGAACGAGCCAAACCACCGATTGTGTGGATTAAACCAAGCCCATAAAAACCAAATCCCGGCAAAAACTTGTAATGCACAAAGTAACTGATCTTCTTTTTCTTTTCGTCATCTTCCTCATAGTTACGGCGGATCGACAGTATCTGGCCGTTATCCTGAGAAATAGTTACGATGTAAGGAACCTTAATACCCGTAGACTCACCGTCTTCGCCAATATCCTCGTAACCATCTAAGTCCAGATCAACGTGGCACTCTAACAAAGTGCAGTCGTAATCAATCTGGCTAGGCTCATAACCGTCAATCCGGTCAATCTCATCACGAATACCCGTAATCTCGCCCTGAGACGGAATAACGTCAATGTCAAGATATACACCAGAAACCTGCTTCTTACGCAGATCGTTCAAATCCATACGCACAACCTGCGTAATGTTAGGACATGTATCTAAATCAGAAGTATCGTAAGGAACCACAAGATTTTCAGCAGGTACAAACTTACTTATCGCACGGCCCAAGTTCTCATCGTAGTAAATCTTCTTGAAAGTAGAACCCGCTAACGGTAAATAAAACAACATCTGATCCATGTCAGGAGTGTAATCCTCCATGACATTCGTAATGTAGTAATTCATAAACTGCTTAACACGATGCGCCTGATCCTGCTTCTCTCGCGTGTCTTTGCCCAGAACAACAGTTCGAACAGGCCCGCTAGAAGGCAGTAACTCGTTAAACGCCTGCGCCTGAAACTGCGTAGCAGCCTCGGCCAGTAATGGATGCGTCACGCCACTCGCGCCGCGGAACGGGGTAGATCGCTCCTCGTAATTAAAACCAAGAAGCTCTAAGCCATTCTTGTAAGTGTCTTCCCACTCTTGACGACTAGACTTGTTAGAATCAAACGCGCCAATCAAATCAGACGCAATGCGGCCTAACTCACGGTCCGGCATCTCTTCCGCCAAGTTGGCATAGAAGTTACCGTCTTCACCGCGCATGTCACCCGGATCAAAGTCAACAGTAACGTTGCCGTCATCGTCCTCCGTGATCTCAATCTCGGGAGCATCCGGATCAAGGTCCGCAGCCATTAAGTAAGGATCCGCGCCAGAATCAGGAAGTTCAATCTCTAATTCAGCACGTAAATCATCTTCGTCCAACTGACTTGGAACGTTAGTATCCATTAATCCGCCAATAGCCATAAGGCCCTCCGTCAATAATATACACGCACTCTAGCAGAAACTTCTTCGTCTTGCCAATCATCTGTTGGTAATTGTACAAAATTACCCTGCCGATAGCGCATTAATGCCTGTGTCATGCTGTCAACCAAGTCGTCATGCTCCCCATTTGGAAACGCAGCGACCTCCTCAATCAACTCATCTGCCCACACTTTGTCAGGGACCCAAACCATGCCAGCCTCAAACATAGGACTTACAGCATGCACCCGGCTGATCTTGTCATTACCACGACTAGGCGTGAAGTTAACTACAGGTATACCCACACTTCTAAGCTCCTGAGTCAACGGTAAACCACTCGCCTTCGCCTCAATAATTACCGTGTCAGGGTCCCAAAACTTGTATTCCTCAAAAGCTATAGCTTTCAATTCTGGAAAATCCCATCGCCCCTTTTTACTGTCTAACAAAATTAAATTAGGTCCGCTCCCGCCCTCGTTAGGATAAAACACCCCCCACGTTGTAATAGCAGAAAAATCCGCACTCTCACGCTTACTAAACGCAGTATCGTAACTCTGAATCACAAACTCTAACTGAGGAACAGTCTCACGCTCCCACTTCTTCCACCACTCGCGAGGAATAATAGCATTCTCCTCACCAGTAGGATTCTGCTGATACTGAGCATTCCACTTGCTCAAAGGTATAGATGCGCGGACCGCAGTCAAATCCTCCAAACTCCAAAACTCCGGCCAACACGGAGTCTCATCGTCAAAA